CAGTACAAACTCTTGCTATCGCCGCTCTTTGTAAACAACGGTAACTTTCTTTTTATATCATACATTGCATTATGAGGCTCGGCACTTGTGGCGTAACCGTGAACTTCATTAGGTAATGCATCGTTGGCTTCTTTGATAATTTTAGCTACAAAGAAATTTTTACCAAATTGTCTAGTAAGACTTTCTTTTGTATCATAGATTTGTACTCCTAATTCGTTACTCATGACGAATCTATCATCTTCGTTCTTTCTTAGAGTGGCAAATTTTTCACCGTCTCGTTCAACAATCCAGAATTTGTTTTCTATAATTGGTTTAGCGTGTAAGTCTGTCATAGTGTTCTCCCAGCAGTCATTAGTTTTTGATTCACAAGCATCTTCATACGGACAAAGTTTTAATTTCATTTGAATACCTCGCATTCAATGGCTCAGCATAGGCTTGTGCTTGATCAGCAATCTTTTTAAGATCATAAAGATTACAAAACTTCATTAATCTAATTCCAACTTGACTAATATTTTTATTAGCAGTTGTTGCTATTGAAATAGTTTCTGTGATAATGTTTTTAATTTCTTCGGGCTGTGCAGAGAGATCGATTAAAATACGATTGCGTTCATAATCATCTAGCACACGATGTTCTTTACCTTCGTGGTCGGACCAACGTTGCAACATGAGATTGTTCCACGCATAGCCTTTTGAGTCTCTATCACCGTAGGCTTCACGGAGACCAACCTTATTCTTTGTGCCTTTTTCCCGTACTCCCGGATATGCAGAGAATACATTGTCTGAGGTATCGCCTCGCATACACTTCTCAAAGAGTAACCACTGGGGGTCCGGAATGGCTTTTGGTTCTTGAGTCTTTTTATCAATAACTCTCTTACCTTTTGCATCAAAAATACCTTCATGTGTAATAGTAGTTTCCATAACGCCGTTAAATTGGCGTACATTAGGTGCAATCAATTGTACAAAGTCTGTATCGGTTGAAATGATAACATGGTCATCGTTTGGATGTGTCTGTATCCATCCAGCAATTAAATCATCTGCTTCTAGGCGTGAATGTTGTAGTACTGTGCAATTTGTCTTTTCTGTTACAAATTCTTTAAAGGTATCAAATGCTTCCCAAAATACTTTTTCTTCTTCTGCTTCACGCTCTGTATGTGCGGCACGACTAGCAGCCCTTTGTGCCTTATAAGGCTTGTAATGATCTTTACGCCAGCTTCGACCTTCTAAACAAAACACCACATGACTTCCACCAAAGTCTTGCCAGGCCTTTTTAATACTATTAAGAGTAATATGAAAAGCCATACCTAGTTTGATATCAGCGTCACCGTTGATAACATGCCTAGCACGAAAGAAAGTGTTTGCAGTATCAACTAAAATATATGTCATAGATTCTTTTTTCTAATTTGATTAATATCAATAACGCCAGTGTTAACAGCGCCGCCAAAATCTCCGTCAACTACTACATTAGCACATAGTTCACGAAACCAACGATCTACAATCTCTTCGTCTTTATCGCCGTCGAAACCATATCCTTCTTGCTTTAATTTTAACACAAACTGCTCGTTCCAGTCAAGCTCAAAAAAGCCATTACGTATGTTATCTTTGTTAATATGTGTATTGAGAACACCCACCCACGGTTCTTTTTTATGTGTAGCACGTTCTTTAGGACTTAGTTTTGCAGTTTCTTCGTTTTCTTTTGCTTTCTCAGCTTCTTGTCTAGCCCTTTCAGCCTCACGTTCTTGTTCGGCAGTTTTATCTACAGCCTCTTCAAGACGTAGTTGTGTTTCTGCTAGGTGTTGCTCTACTTTGTCTAAACCAATTAGACGTTTGAAAAATTTTGTTAACATTAAGTACCCCACTCATTTTTAAACAACGGCACCTGCAATCTATCACTATACCGCCATCCACGCTTCATTGCCGCTAGTGCAACATTCCTTGCGTTGAGAGTATAGACACTTTCTACACCACCGACTGGCATTAAGTAAACGTGCCCTTTAAATCCTGCTTCTCTAAATTCTTCAACAGCGTGTTCTGCATCGATAATATCTTCTGCTGTTGCTACTACAAATTTAAGATAGACTGTACCTACTTCTTCGTATTCACAAACAACTTCTGGGAGAATAGCATCAAACCAATTCTCGCCACTTGCTGGAAGTTTAGCACTTACTGAAAATGTAAGTTCTTTGCCTACTTCACTATTCCATTTAGCCAAGTATCTCTTAAACTCAGGTGTAAGTTTCTGAGTACCATTTGTTTCAAATGTGATCTCTTTTAACGCTTTCATCTTAGAATTATTCAGTAAGTCTGGATAAGCACGTTGCCAACCCAACAAGGGCTCGCCGCCTGTAATAACCAAGTGTTCGTCCTTCCATTCGTTATGTGGAATAATTTCCATAATGCGTTCTACAATAGCTTCACTAGTGAGCATAGGCGATAGATCTTTAAAGTCTGGGTGCCAACTGGCATAGCTATCACAACCTGTACTAACTAACGGCAAGTCTTCATACTTTGTAAACGGTAAGTGCTCGTGAATTATTGCAATACTTTCTGCTTCTTTGCTTAGTTCTCCCTGCGGCATACCGAAGCCGGAACATTTAAAGTTACAACCGAACGTGCGTAGAAACACAGACGGGACACCCATATAGCGTCCTTCACCTTGAATACTGTAAAACAGTTCTGCAATTTTAATTTTACTCATACGTTAATTTCACCTTCAAAAATATTTGACCACTGTTTTAGTTTAGCAATCTTGTTGTCTGCGGCAATGATCACTTCTTCTCTGTCTACTAGATTGTGATCAATACAAAGATTAATCATAGCCTGTAAATCCCCTAGCTCTTCTGCTAGATGTTGTCTGTTAGTAAGTGGTTTACCGGGTTTAAAATTGTCTAAACCAAAGCGATTAATTTTACTAATAGCAACAATTACTTCTGCACATTCCTCTCCGGTGATGTCAAGGATTTCTTTTTCTTTATTATTCATATTACTATTATACACTCTTTTTTGCTAAAGACCAAGAACCATTTTTATTATCAGTCCAAATTAATTCATCACCTTCTTTCCAGCCCGTTTCTTTAAGCATATCTTCGGGGAAGGGCAATATTAAGTCACCTGTTTCGGGGTCGTCTTGTAGTTCAACTGTCCAATTTTTCAATGTTAACTCCTGATTTTTTAAGGAACTCAATCCCAGCATCATCTCTATAGTTTTCACTATAGTAAACACTATTAATGCCAGACTGATATATAAGTTTGGCACATTCAATACAAGGGGCGTGAGTAATAAAAATATCAGCCCCAAACCCACTGTCATTAGACTTCGCCAATTTTGCAATAGCATTTGATTCTGCATGAAGTACCTCTGGTTTGGTTTTTAGTCCGTATCTGTATTCTTCTTCTGCATCTTCGTTATATTCAGTATATGGATATAGTGCATCAAATTCTTCAGGACTAAGCCATCCGCCAGCACCGCTATCATATATTCTATCTTCGCAATCATTATCCCAACCTGCCGGCATACCATTGTAGCCAATAGAAATAATTCTATCATCCTTGACGACAATAGCACCAACGTGAAGTCTTTTAGCATGACTAAGTTCTGCGAACACCTTTGCGGTCTTCATATAAGTTTGTTTGAATTTTTCCTTCACTTTTCTTTTTCCATTCTTCGAGATTGCGTTGACGGCATTCTTCTTTTACTTTCGGAGGTATATCAGGATGCCATTCAGCCATACCGCAATCATAAATTCGATATGTAGGCATTGGAGTCAAACTAAGGATAACAACCCATAATGTAAAACCAATAAAAAATCCAATAATATATTTGATCACAATCTATCACTTAGTAACAAATTACACATTAATGTATCTTGTTCTGTTTTAAAAAAGAATTTCATATAGTCTGCAGAAACCTCAGTAGTATATCGATCTCCTGGCAAACCAAAATGTTCTACAACCATGGCGCAACTTTCATTCCACCAGTTGAGTTTGCCATCTTCCAAATTCCATGATAAATTAACGATGTTCATCAGTTAATACTTTTTTAAATCTATGAATAAAACTTTCTTTTAAGCACGAATATTCGAGATTGTCTTTAAGACGCATATAGTGTACCCAAGTTTTATTTTCTAGATCAACTACATCGATTACTCGAAAGTATTCTCGAACACCTGCTTCCCATATTTCACCACTACCGACTTCTTGCATTTTTAGCCCTTTCAGATAGATATGTTTCATTATGAATCCATCTGTTATTTACTAAAAATCCCCATTCACGTTTTTGAGGACCGGGCATAAACAATGTCCATGCAGTTATGCTAGGATCAAGCTCAATACGATGATAGCTGTTAGCCCTACATATACGAAAATGGCCGGGTCCTCGCCATTTACATATCTCACCAAATTTACGACCCTGCTTGTCAAATTGAGGAACCCATTCATAATAACCGCCTTTAAGTATTAGTGTTGCATATGGCCAAGGATGATCATGAACATCGTCTGGATCTGATTTAAGAAACTTATGAATAAATACATTAAATGGAAACCAATCTCTATCTTTTAAAAAGATATAATATCTTTCAAGATATGGTTGATCGTTTACACGATCCATTATAATTCTTTTACGTTCTAATCGTTCTAAAAAATCAAGAAACCATTTCATTTACAAGTCTCCAAGAATTCATTTAATCTGTGTGCAGCTTCGTCAAAATCTACAGCCCAAACTTTAGCTTCAAGTATTCCTTCAATAATGTGTATATCAAAAGGAACTACTCCGTTTAGTCTAAAATTTTCAGGAACTTCTGTAGTAACAATAAATTCGTGAAGATTTTTAGCTCTAAAAATTAAATGATTAGAAAGTTCAACGGAATTCATTCTAATTCTTCTGTTAACTCTAACGGACCTGCTAAGATGTATTCTGTATCATCATTAGTCCAACCAAGTTCTTCCATACCTTCAAAATAGTCTTCTTCCCAAGCCGCTTCGATCTCTGCTTGTTCTTCTTCCGTCATATCTTCTGGAAAGGTCCAATCAGCCCAACAGCCATCATCGAGACTGGTTAGTTCCCAGTCATAGTCGCTTTCGCTTAGATTATAGCTATCGGGGTTTTCTAAATCGATCTCTGGTTGCTCGCTACTTTCACAATAGAACTCGCCCCAGCGATATCCTTCTTCGCGAATAATAACTTTATCGTCTTTGTACCAGAACTGTTTTTCAACAGCAGACTTTTTGTGTAGTGTTTTAAGTATCCAAGTTGCCATGTTAGGTTTCCTTAATAAAGTATTTCGATGCAGGATATTTTGCCTGCAACCATTCTAACAAGCCCTCCTCAACTGGCAAGCGAACGCTATCGAACTTATTAGTAATATATCTCATCGTGGTGCAAACTCTTGTTGTAGTTTGATGTTATCAAAGAATTCTTTCTTTGTATGCGGATCGGTATTAAATGCGCCTTTTAATACTGTAGTCTGGGTAAGACTAGAGTGTGCCATAATACCACGATTCTCACAGCACCCGTGAGTTGCTTGAACATATACAGCTACGTTTTCTGAATCAGTTGCTCGGCTGATCTCACGGGCAATGTCATTGCAGAGTTCTTCTTGTAAGGTACCGCGACGAGCACACCACTGAGCAATACGAGTGTACTTGCTAAGACCAATAAGTTTTTGTGCGGCGATGATGCCAATGTAAGCGACACCACTAACGGGCTGATGATGATGACTGCACATAGAACGCAACTCGCTACGTACCACCAACATACCTTCGTAACGGTCCGCTGTGTCGTTTGGAAATGCTGTTGCGTCTGGTGCTGGTTCATATCTACCTGCCATTATTTCGTTAAAATACATTTTAGCAAGCCTGCGGGCTGTGCCTTTTGAGTTTGGATCGGTTTCACGATCAATTAACAACTTATCTAGTACTTGTTCAAAGGCCGGTGTTGCTTCGTCGATTAGTCGTTCTATATCACCTTCGTGCAGGTAGTCACTAATATTGTCTCCAGCCCAAAAGCGTTTGCCTTCACGATTCATTTTAAATCGAAGATGATCTCCTAGATATGCTTCTGAGTATCCGCCATCGCCTGCCATTGCGTCCAGGCCTGTTTCTTTATTTGTCAATTTATATTCTCCGAGTTAATGTCGTGGATGACATATATTATTATTTTAACAATTCTAATAGTTTATTACAACTAAAGAATTGTTCTTTTAATGTATCTACTTGTTTATTTAGGCTAGGTAAAAATTTTTCATAATTATTCATATACTGAATAATCTTAGCACAAACTTCTGGCCTATGTGCCTCATATGCATTATAGCTTTCAGTCCATTTGCTAGGAT